AATACACATACTTCCCCAAGCGCGTATTTCCTTCGCATTTATTTAGATATCAGTGCCCTTTACCCCGGCACCATCTTTTGCGAAAATACCCGTTATATCCATGCTTGGGAAATCAGTTACGCACTCTGCCCGATAACGCTACACCCATTCGGCACTCTACATTACCTTCATGTATTGTGCATTTCGTGTGTACTCATGAGCAGCCATGCCATTTAAGTCAGAAAAACAACGCCGCTTTCTCTGGGCCGAACACCCTGATATTGCGAAACGATGGGCGCACGAGTATCCAAAATCCCACAAGAATCTGCCCATGTACGCCGATAAGCAAAAGCCAGAAACCGCCGAGACTTCTAATAGCAAAGAAAAAGCGGCTACATTTAACATTGCTGAGATTGCTGGCCAATATGTGGATAAACGTATAAACCACACTATTAACATTGCTAATACTGGCGCCGAAACTATTGCAAAAACTGCTGACTCCAAGCAAGAACAGGTCGATATCCCCCATAGTGCAAAACCAACATATGCAGGGGAAGAGCGCGAAAAGGGAGAAATCGACACTGAAATTCCCGATGACAAGAACATAAGCGGAACTAATAGTGCGCCATCTCAAAACGCAATAAATGACTTGTTAACAAAGTTTTCTGTGGTGCTGTCGCCGCATATTGAACAGACGATGGAGAATATGACGGCTGAGCGGGAGGGACGTGTAGCGCGCAGAATTCCCAGAAACCGCGGCTTAAAGCGTTATTCCGTTGCGGCGCCAAGTATCCCACTCCCCTACGGAATGGCGCAGAATCAGCCGCAACCACAGCAAAGCCAGCCCCAAAGCCAGCAATCTATGCGTCCTGTTGGCGGCGGCTCAAACCCCATGTTCAACCCGATCAATGCGTTCGGCGCTATTTCAGCCACTGGGGTTATTAACGGCAATGCGGCGTTCGGCCAGAAGAACTCACCGGATAGTTCCAAGACGGCGAGTATTTGCTACGACAATAACTCGGGGCTAGCCAAGGTCACAAGCATGGACTTTCCAATGCAACCTGACCCTGAAGACTTAGAAATCGAAGACGACGAGCGGACAAAACAAGCCAATATCTTCTTAAAAGCCCTGCCGTTTCTGGCGCGAATGGGGCGTGGGGCTGCAACGGCTGGGAACGTAGCAGCCCGGTCAAGTCTGCCCAATGTCGTTATTCGTCTAGGCGCCAAATCAGCCCCGGTCGAACGGTTTCTGGCTCATTACATGCACAGTATTCGGCGCATGGACTCGTTGGCAAAAGCGGGCGTACCTATTCCGAAAGATATCAGTAAAGTCGTACAGTTCGGCAATACGTTTATCAACGGTACGCGCCCCAGTCTGGCCAAGATGTCGCCGGAGATTCAAACAGCATTGCGCGGGGCTTTTCAGCAGGCTCACCTCGGCGGACTAGGGATGAAAGCCGACGTGGCGCCCGAAGTTGCCAAACATCTTAAGGCACTGGCCGGGCGCTATTCTGTGGCGCCATCTCAGTTGCGCGGCTGGGGCAATTACCGCATGACAGCCGGCGGTACTCCTGAGTTATTACCCCCAGCACTGGCCAAACCCGACTGGCTGGCACGCACAGAACGCTGGGTTGATGCGTTCGGTAAAGGCCCGCCGAGTCTGGTATCTCCGCCGGCTGCTTCCCGTAGCAAAACAATTATTGGTCAGTTTCCTCCTGCGGCCGGCGGTGTGCATGAAGATCGCTGGTCTGGTTATTTCAAAGACAGCAGTGACCACGCTGACCACGCTGATAAAGACAAACCATGCTCGTGTGGCTGCGGCGACACTGTAGAGACATGCAAGTGCTCTAGTTCCTGCTCGTGCAAACAGCCGGGCGGTTCTTGCTATCAAAAACCCAAAGAAAAAGATGCCGATATGGTCAAGTACAGCCTCGAAGATATGTTAAAGTCCGCGCGGTGCTGGGCGGGTTATGAGCCAGTGCCGGGTAAGAAGCCGTTTAGCGAAGACTCGTGCCGGCCGGTGGGTTCTGGCAAGAAAAAGAAGAAGAAAGAAGAGTCCAAGAGCGAGAAAGAAGCGGGTACTCCGGCATGGCAAAGAAGCGAAGGCAAGAACGAAGAAGGCGGCCTGAACGCCAAGGGCCGGGCGAGTTACAAGGCCCAGACTGGCGGCACGCTCAAAGCCCCTGTCACTGAGAGTAATCCCAAGGGCAAGCGCGCCAAGCGGCAGAACTCTTTCTGCTCTCGTATGTGTGGCATGAAGCGCGTGAACACCGGCGCCAAGACTAAGTCGGACCCTGATTCGCGTATCAATAAGTCCCTGCGCAAGTGGAACTGCAAGTGCTCTAGTGCGATGACATTTGGCGCGGTATTGGCGAGTCGCGAACTGTAAATATACGAGTGACCATGGCCACTGATATCAAAAAAACAGCCGCAATGTTATTCGGCGAGAAGTGCGCACTGGACGTGCTCCAGACGCACAAGACGCACAAGAAGCAGACGTACTTTCCGGCGCAACTTCGGGACAGCACGCTGACGAAACGCGAGGCTGAGCAGATCGCAAGGGCCATGGCGAGTGTGGCGCCGCATGGAGCGCTGGATAATACCCGCGTGGACTTGTACGGCACGCAGGTGAAAGACTTGCAGCAGCGCATGGTGGACAATCCCAGAAGCGCGCCACTTCAGAGACACCTCGCCAAGTTTGACGCCATCGAGGGTCTGCCCGACAAGACGCAGATGCTGCCCGACGCGTATCATCCGCACGCTGACACGGTGTGGCTGCCCAGTGGGAATCCAGCCGTCATGATGCACGAACTTGGGCACAGCATTGACTTCAACGGCTATCCCAACACCACGCCCAGAATGATCGGTGCCGGCCTGTACTCACGCATGGCCCCGACGCTCTGGAAAGAACATGCGGCGTGGAACAAGGGCCAGAAGTACTTTCTCGAAGGCGCAGCCCAGAACAAACTTCCCACAGACTTGGTTGTAAAGACACTCAGGGACACAGCCCGAGCACGTCGCATGGGCCTCGGCAGTTACTGGGGGTCTGGCATTGGCGCGCTCTTGGGTGGTGGCTTAGGCGCACTGGGCACGTACGCGCTGCTCAATAACGGCTACGAGGGCAGAGGAGTCGCGATGCCCTTGGCGCTGGGCCTGACAGGTGGTGGCGCTCTGGGCGCGATCACAGGGACTACTTTGGGCAACATGGCGGCCGAGAGTCCAGACCATGACAACCCTGAAGCGCAGCAAAGATACTTAAACGACTACGCCCAAGCCTACGCCAAGAAGCACGACGTCTCGCTGGACGACGCGCACGCAGCCATCCAGAAGTTAGTGCGCAAGAAGTTAGACAGCAAGAAGAAGAAGCAAACACAGCCCAAGGCTAAATTAAATAAAGCCGCCAGTATCTCGCCCTACGACTTCCCCAAGATACTCGCCGGCATGTTCGATAATTCCGGCAAGGTAAGAATTCCGGCTGACACTAAAGCCCTGCGCCAAGCCCTGATTGCGGCGGGTGTAGGTGGGACAGTGGGCGGCGTGAAGGGCTATTTGTTCCCCGGGTACGACGAGAAATTAGACGACGAAGGCCGCGTGATATCAAAGAAAAAGATCAAGCCATGGCGGGGTGCTTTACAAGGGGCTGGCATTGGCGCCGGCACCGGAGCACTGGCTAACTATGCAGGTCAAGTAGTTTCCCGATATAATCCAGAGATCGACCAGTTTTTGTTCGGCAAGAGTTAATCCTTTCTCAACTCTGCCGCTTCTTTTGCAGCCACGGATGGCGCCACGATGAGTGTAAATAAACAAGCCGAGAGCGGTATTCCTGATGTGTCAGCGCACCGGGAACTCGCGCCGCATGAGGAAGATGCCCTCGCTGCTGGCAAGTCTCGCTGGATGCCGAGAATCTTCCAAAGTTACGGCACGCCGATTCCAGAATTAATGGCTAGCCCGCTCAAGACTGGTTTAATCTTTGGCGTTCCGGCTGGTATCATTGGCGCTGGACTGGGCAGTGCCATGGGCGGCAAGAACCACGGCGGCATGGGCGCGCTGATCGGTGGCTTGGGCGCGGGTGGTCTGGCGGCCATTGCGGCTGGCATGGACCGCGAAGCCAAGAACGAAGGCTTGGAAGAACTCATGCGGCGGATGCCCGAAGGCGCGGCGAAGCGAGATTTACTTGCTGACCCGCAGTACCAGTCGGACTTTCTGGGCTGGGATAACAGCAAGATCGTAGCCACGGCGCGAGCCAGATACTACCGACCCACAGAGCGATTCAGTAAGCGCACGTTCGATATGGCGGACGCACGCGCTCGATATAATGAACGACACAAATCTTCTAGTGTAAACAAGGACGATTCCATGAACGAGAAGCAGTCAATGTTTGGTGTTGGCGTACCTGCTGGCGCATTGCTTGGTTTAGCCACGAGCCAAAAAGGCAAACGGTTACGCGCTGCCGGTCGCGGGGCACTTAAGGGCCTTGGCTCTGACATCGGTTCCGGTACTGGCGCGTTACTTGGCGCTGGTTTGGGAATCATCGGCGGCCCTGTTGGTATGGGCATCGGCGGCTTGGCTGGCGGATTAGGCGGCAGTTACCTCGGCACCAAGACCATGGGCGAAGTGCTTGGCCCGTACGACAACGAAACCGACGACGAAAGGTTGGAGCGCATGCTGGCCGCGCGCGAGAAGAAAACCAACTCGACAGAGACAGACACAGAGAACAAGAAAGCCGCGCAGGCTCTTTTAAATAACACAACGCTCACGCTGGCCGAAAAGATGGCCGCGTACAAGAACTTGCTTACAAAGCAAGCCCTCGGCGAAAGCACAATGGGCGCTGGGCCGTTTCCGCCCACAGGCTTACCGGGTGCTTCTGCTGCTGGCTTCAATCCGGCCAGCGCGCAAATTCCAACGTCGCCGACGACCGGCCGCCCCATGACGTCGCCTGATGCGCCGACTGTGCCGGGCGTTTCGCTGACGGTTCCGTCGTCCGCGCCGACAAGCACAGATAGCCCGTCGTTGCGTGCGGCTGTTGCAAATTTGACTGGAAAGCCGATGGATGTTGACGCTGCTGGCGCGGCTTTGTCGCAGAAGTTTCGCGAAGATCAGGCGAAGCGCATGGCCGCCGCGGCTGCTGCAAAAGCCAGTGACCGCGAGTCGGCATTGAACACAAAAGTATACAAAGAGAAGTTTTTAGGGAATCTTAAGAGTGTTGGTGACGCGACGGTGAGCGCCGGCAAGTCTATTGGCGGTGGCTTGCTTGACGCCGGCGGAGCACTCTTGAGCGCGCCCGGTTACTTGGCTGGCAAAGGCCGCGACGCTATCGGCGCAGGCATCGGTGCTGGCAAAGCCCTCGGCAACTGGCTGCACCCCTCGGTCCCAGAGCCGACCATGATGGACAAACTGAAGCCGTATGCTCCCTATGCCATGCTCGGTGCTGGCGGCTTGGGCGCACTGGCCTTGGCGGACTACATGTCTCGCCGCAACACGAAAAAGAAGCCCAAGAGAACATCTAACGAGGAGTACGACATGCCCAAGGCTGCAAACGTGAACTTGTATCAATTGGCGCGTCAGCGTCAGAAGCAAGCAATGATTCCGACTCCGTACGCGCTGCCCATGGCTCCGGCTGCAATTAAAGCCATGACCAACCCGAGTCTGTTATCGCGCTTGAGTGCGTTGGCTGGTCGAGGTCGCAACGCTGTTTCTGGTCTTCCGACATGGGCCAAGATCACTGGCGGGATGGGTGCTGCGGGTGGTGCTGGCGCAGGTATCGGTGCGCTTGGCGGCATGTTTGCTGGCAAGGACCCGTCGATGCTTGAGCAGATCATGAAGTCGAAATACACGCCGTATGCTGCCGCTGGTTTGGGCACTGCGGGGCTGCTGGGCGGCGCTGCTTATATGGGCAACAACGCTGGAAAAAACGAAGCCAAGAAGAAGAAGTCCGAAGGCGAAAAGAAGGCTGACTTGGCGAGCGCCGGCATGGGCGGCGCGATGGGCGCGGGCCTCGGTGGCGTGGCCGGTGGGCTTTACGGCGCACTGGCTCCGGGCTACGAAGAAGACCCCGAAACTGGCCGCCGTCGTCGTCGTTCGCGCCTGATGGCTGCGCTCCGCGGACTCGCTGGTGGTGCTGCCGCGGGCGGTCTTGCCGGTGCCGGTATTGGCCACATGTTTCCGGGTGTGCCCAACGCCGCGATGGATCAGATCGGCATGGGCAAAGAACTGCAACTTCCGCCGGCCGCACCCGCGGGAGAAAACACCCGACTCAACGCGGCGCAGATGTCGCCGGCTAAGCAAAAACTGCATGCGTTCATCGCGCAGCGCAACAAGAAAACGGCTCCTGTAACACCCGACGCCACTGAGATGGCGCGGGCTGATGCGTACATGGCAGGTGCTGGTGAAGAACCGGCTGTGAACCCTGTAACCGGCGGTGCAAACGCTGGCATGCAGGCTGCCACGCAACAATAACTTTTCACTTAGATATCAAAGGAACTAAACCCATGAGCGACGAGACAAAGAACTGCTGCCCGCCCGAAACCACCGCGCCGAAGATGGAAGTGCACGACGCGTCAGAGGGTAGCAAAGATATCAAACCCAAGATGATCTCGACGGCGCACAAGCAACTCAGCCAAGACGAGTTTCAGCGTAAAGTAGCGATGTTGGCGCGAACTCACGGCGTTGAAAAGAGCGCTGTGATTGGTGCGGCATTGGGGTTGGGTGTGAAAGCGCTGCCAACGATGGTCGCGAACGCTGGAAAAGCCACGTCGACGCTGGGGCGACTGAAGGGTTTGTTCTCGGCTGGAGGTGGCGCGTCGAAATTCATGGGCGGCGCCAAGTCTTTAGCGACGACTGGCATTTTGCCCAGCGTGGCAAATAACGCAAACAAAACATGGGCAAACTTAGTGCCGCGTATGTTGGTGGGTCAAAAGGGCGTTGGCTCGTACATGATGCACCCCGTAGGTCTTGCGACCGGCGCCGCGAGTGTTGGTAGTGCCGCTTTGCCGTACGTCGGCGGCGCCCTCCAGCGTGTTGGTGGCGCTTTTGGTGGCACTGTTGGCGGCAGCGGCGGTACGCCCGGTCTCGGCGGCGCAATGGGCGCTGGTTTGCTCGGCGCTGGTCTGGGCGGCGTGGCTGGCGCCTTGATGCCCGGCGAAGAAGAGTACGAAGACGAGAACGGCAACGTCCGGAAGCGCAGCCGTGGCATGCTGGCTGGCGCTTTGCGCGGCGCTGGCATGGGCGGTCTGGCTGGTGGCGCTGTGGGCGCTGGCATGGACGCCTACAACTCGGGCGCGTTCAAGTTTGGTAGCGCAGTGGCAAAGTTAGAGAAGCAGGCCGGGCCGCCGTCGCAGATGTTTGGCAATCGACAGTCTCGCGGCACAACGCAGAACATGTTTAGCGCTATGGCGCCATCCGCGCAGCAGCCGCGGTCGCGCGGCGTAATAACTAAGGCCCCGTCAACGATGCAGAACATGGGCACGCTGGCTGGTCGCTTTGGCGCTGGCATAGCGGCCGGTTTAGGCGGCCCTGCTCGCGCGGGATTGGCTGCGGGTGCCGGCGCCGCGAAAGGTCTTACATCGGCCGCAGGCCTCGGCTCCGCGGCCGGCGGGATGCTTGGCGGAAAATTATTTGCGCGATGAACACCAGCCAAACCTTAAAGGGGTTTCATGGCAAAACGTGTTGTTCGCAAGGCTAACAAATCAGTTCGACGAGAACAGCGAAAACAAGTTCGACGAGAGAAGCAAGAACAGACGATTCGCAACTCGGTCGAGATAGTCTTGCGCACGGCGGCCCAGCAAGCCGCGGTGAACTTAATCAAAGAAAACGACATCACGTTCCTGCTCGGCGCAGCGGGATCGGGCAAGACGTTTTTAGCCATGGCCTACGCGATCAACGCGGTGCTGGCCAAGCAGGTAGAAAAGATAGTTTTGACCCGGCCGATCGTGGAAGCCGGCGAGAAACTGGGCTTTCTTCCCGGCTCGTTTGGCGAGAAAGTCAACCCGTACATGCAGCCGCTGTATGACGCGATGGACACGCTGTTGGGCAAGCAAGGTTCAGCCCGCGAAGTCGTCAATAAGTCTGTCGTGTTGGCGCCGCTGTGTTACATGCGCGGCCGAACGTTCAACGACTCCATCTGCATCTTTGACGAGGCCCAGAATGCGCACTACACGCAACTCAAACTTTTTCTGACGCGCTTCGGGCACAACTCCAAGATCATCGTGACGGGCGACCCAGAACAGAGTGACTTGTACCCCGAAGGCTACTCTGGTTACGTAGCCCTGCGCGACGTGACCAGCCGCCTGAAAGATATCAAAGGCATCGGGTTCTTCGAGTTTGCCAAGAGCGACGTCGTGCGGCACCCCCTAGTCGCGGAGGTTTTGCAGCGACTGTAAAATTAACAACATCGGCGCGGGTCTGGGTAAAATAAACAACGGGAATACCATGATTTTTCTTGAGGTGCCGTATGTTTATTCGCGCGCTAATCTTTGCTTTGGGCTTGCTACTGGGTTTGTCGACTAATCTTAACGCCGGCACCCGCGACCCCGACACCCCCGACGCCAAATACCTAGAGTTTGGCCAGAAGTTTCCGTCGGTGTTGCGCCTGCGAGCCATCACTGACACCGTCGACCCCAAGACAGGCGAAAAGCAGCCGACCCTCCAAAACGGGTCGGCTGTTGTCATTAAACCCAACTGGGCGCTTACGGCAGCCCACGTGGTTGTCGACGCCGCAGCCCACGAACTGATCAACGACGAGGGCGAGATTTACCCGCTGACCTTTGTGATTGTCCCCAAGGAATTTAAACCAGAACGCATGGGGTATTACGACGTGGCGCTGTGCTATTCGCCTAAAGATTTCAACTTGGACTTTTACACGCCGCTGCACGAAGGCCCAGAAAACTTGGACGACCCTATCACCATCGCGGGCTACGGCTTGCACGGCACGTTTCACACCGGTTACCAGTTCGACGACGGCAAGAAACGCGCGGGACACAACAAGATTGAAGGGCTGGAACGAGGCATATTAATTTGCAAGCCCACGCCCGGAAAAACGCGCATGCCGCTGGAGTACATGATTTCTCCGGGCGATTCAGGGGGTGGCATGTTCATCGGCAATAAGTTAGCGGGAATTAACTCGTTTCTGATGGCAAGTGACCAGAAACCCAACGGAACCTACGGCGACGAAAGCGCGTTTACCCGTGTGAGTTTGTACGCGGATTGGGTAAAATCGCAGATCGAGAAACACGAGTTAGCATTTGCCGGCCGCGGAACCACTGGCGCAGAACTCGACTTTGATATAAGTTCCACCGGCATCAAAATTGTCGCCGTGGATTTGCATTTACCGTAATCAAATACAGCCGGCGCACACATGAAACACATCAAGACATTCTTTTTTATTGTGATTACCGCGGCAACCTCGCTGGCTACGGCTTTGGCATGGGCGCTGCTGTATCTGCGAGGCTAGTTATGGAGAGTTTGGCGTTGTTGGTGTTTGCCCTGTTTTGCGCCGTGCTTCTGGGCAGTCCGCTGGCGTACTTACTCGCAGTTTTAAAGCGCAACTGGCTCGCGGCATTTCTGGCTGGCCTGTCGATCGGCTTGGGCATGTACTGGTTTGCCGTGGTTGTAACGCCCGCTAAATATCTGGGCGTCGTATCCGGCTGCATTGGTTTGTTGGCGTTGTTAAAGGTCGCGAGTAACTACTATGACGACAAGTAACCGCCCCAGTAAATCTATCTTGGACGAGGACTACTGCTCGCCGGAATTGCTCAAGTGTGCCGCTGAAAAGTTGCGCACGTTCTACCACGGCACAGCAGAAAAGAATTTGCCGGCAATTTTAAAGGACGGCTTGGACCCGGCATTTGCAGGCACGGGAGCAGACAGCGGCGTCCCCACAGATATTCCCGGCTATGAGCGCCGCGTGTTCTTAGCAACACATCCGCAATTAAATTCTGGGTACGGTGACGCGCGGTTGGAAGTAAATCTCCCTGAAGATTTTGACGTGAAGCCATTGTTTCCGTGGCCGCTGAATCTCGTGATGACCGATCATTACACGCAGCAAAAAATTCCGTCGAAGTACATTAAACGTACCGGCAATGAAAAGAAAGCCGACCTGCTTCCAGAAGTTCAACTGCAAGAGCATCAGCAGCGCATCGCCGATAGATTAACTGGTGACGATCCTCGGTTGCTTGTGTATCACGGCTTGGGGTCTGGCAAATCGCTTTCTGCAATTGCTGCTGCTGAAGCCGCCAAGAAAAAATATGGCGACGAATACGGCATTGCAGTCCCGGCCAGTTTGCGCGGGAACTTCCAAAAAGAAATCAAAAAGTTCACGACGGACTCGAACCCGGAGATCATGTCGTACACGGGCTTGGGCATGGGCAAGCAGTTCAAGCAACCGCCCGCGACGCTGATCATGGACGAGGCCGCGCGGTTACGTAATCCCGGCGCAGCCAGCACCAAAGCCACGATGGAAGCAGCCCGTAAGGCCAAGCGCGTGATGTTGCTTACTGGCACGCCTGTTACCAACGCACCCACTGATCTGGCGAGCCTGCTGTCAATTCTGCACGCCAAGAATATTTCACCCGAGCAGTTTGAAGAGAAGTACGTCGGCTACAAGAAAGTCGGCCCCGGGTGGATGGGATGGCTGCGTGGCGTAAAGCCCGGCGAGAAAGCCTACGTCAAGAACGAAGACGAGTTCCGCGAGTTGCTCAAGGGCAAAGTAGATTATCAGCCCAGCAAGACTCCCGAAGGCGTTAACGTCAACGAAGAGATTGTGCGCGTGCCATTGTCGCCCGCGCAGCAGAAAATCCAGAATGCTATCAGAACCAGAATTCCTCCGGGCTTCTTGTGGAAACTGGATCAAGAGTTCCCACTGTCGCGCGACGAACTTTCGCGCATGAACTCGTTCTTAAACGGCCTGCGCCAAGTGAGTCTGAGCACGCTGCCGTTCCGCAAAGACAAAAACTATCTCAAGTCGTTTGACCAGTCGGCAAAAATGCAGCGAGCGTATCAAGACCTGCAAGCCACGCTCAAAGAAGACCCGCGCAAGAAGGCCATCATCTATTCAAACTTCATTGACTCTGGCGTGAACCCGTACGCCGCCGCCCTTGCCCGCGACAAGATTCCTTATGGCGTGTTTCATGGCGGTATTCCATTGAAGGCTCGCGCGCAGGCGTTAAAAGAGTACAACGAGGGGAAACTTCGCGCGCTGCTGTTAGGCCCCGCCGCCGCCGAAGGTATCAGCACAAAGGGCACGAGTTTAATTCAACTCTTGGACCCGCACTGGAACGAAGCCCGCAGCCAGCAAGCACGCGGCCGTGGTTTGCGCTTTGATTCGCACGACGGTCTGCCGGAAGATTTAAAAAACGTTATCGTGCGTCGATATTTGTCGCAGTCGGAAGAGCCGGGCATGATTGGCAAGTATTTATTTGGCAAAAAGCGAGAGCGCACCGGCGACGAGGTGCTTGAACGCCTGACGGCTGAAAAAGAACAACTTAACGAAGCGTTCCGGCGGATTTTGCAGGAAGAAGGCGGCGCTCGTCCGCCCGAGGGGCCAAGCATAAAGATATCCAGTATTTTGGACGAACCAGCCGAATCAGGGACAGACCCCGCTGGAGAAGCGTGGCTTAAACTGCACTATTCGTCGTAAAACTGCTGTAAAAAATACCGTTCGTCAGGGATTTCTAAGCCTGATACAATCGTTTCCTGTGGCAAGGATGCCCTTTCTAGGAGACGAGAGCATGGCGGCTCGATTTAAGCAGTACCAGTCTCTACTCAAGATGCTCAAGAACGAGTGTCCTGCGGCTTTTCCGGTGAGCGTTCGGCGCGTAAAACTTTCATTAATTGAAGGGCGTTGCTGGAAGTCGGGAAAGAAATTTCACATTCAAATTGACACCAGCCTCGACGAAAGTCGGGCCATGGATGTGTTACTTCACGAGTGGGCGCATGCCCGGGCGTGGAATCACAGGCTAGATAACGCCGCGACAGACGAGGCGTTTAATAAACTGGCTCACGACGCCGCGTGGGGCGTGGCCTACGCCGAAATTTATGCGGCGTATGAGCAGCGATTTACCCACGCCAGCATGTAGGCCGCTGTCGCGGGAAATCCTGCTGCAACAGGGCAAGTGTTGCGGGCGGAGTTGTGTAAACTGTCCTTACGTGCCCCGGCATCAGAAGGGTAGTACGGAGTTTGCTACAATGGTTACTTGTTACGTTTGCGGCGGAGATTTAATGGACCGCCGGGGCAAGATGCAGTGTTCCCGCTGCATGACTATCAACGAAACCTGCTGTGATGGCGGCCAGTGTCGGCCGGAATATAATGCGGATAAGTTATCGGAATCTGAAACGCGCGATGATCAGCGCCCGTGATTTCGGGCGGCGGATGCACAAGATTGCCGCTGCCCCGCCAGTGCCCGCCGGGCAGGCGCCATCGCCCCGTGAGTTTCCCGTCGGAGACCTGCGAAACCGGTTGGCAAAATTGTCGCCGGAGGCGTATCAGCACGCGGGTTTGCAGCCGTACAGCGCTGATTGGAACGTCGGGCAGGTGATGGAAGCCCACAAGGCTATTCAAGCCGCTCCCGCCGGTAAGTTATATCCCAACATGTCGCCAGCCCAGCGGCAAGCCGTCGGCGCGTTTAATCAGACGCAGACATGGGGTCGTAACGTCGGTCGGCGCACGACGCCGCCAGTGGTCGCGCAGCCGGGATCGCCCGGTTACAAACCTTATCCATCAGTGCGCATGGGCGCGCAGCCACAAGCCCCGCAAGCCCCGCAAGCGCCGGCCGCCAACACTGCCGCGCCCGCCCCGCCGAGAATGCCCGCGGCGCCAAAGCCGCCTGCACCGCCCGCTCCGCCGCCTAATCCCGCGGTTGCCAACTGGAAACTTGGCGACCCTGTTCCGGCTGGGTACGTGGTTAACAGCAACGATCAATTAGGGCCACAATCTGACGACTTTAAAGCGTTGATGCGACGCGTTGCCCCACCGACACCGCCGCCGCGCATGCCACAATAACATGACATTACTCAACGCGCCGGGGTTACGTTTAATACCCGAGTTCATCACCGAGTCGGAAGAAGTAGAACTGCTGCTGCATCTCCGGCTGCTTATGCCCGACGCGCAACGGCACGGCGTGCGCGATCGAAATACCATTGTGCGTTTCGGGTCGAACAAACCGTACGACACGCACTGCGCGGGAAAAATACCGGCAAGTTTAAAATGGCTGCTGGACAAGTTAGAAGCGAGCGGGCACATCGACACCCGGCCCGATTCGATTACAATTAACGAGTATTATCCGGGGCAAAGAATTCAACCGCACATCGACCACCCCGACTGCGGGCCGGTGATTACCGTGTTGAGTTTGTCGTCGCCGGCCACAATGATATTTACCAAGCAGGGCGAAGAAAACATCGTCGTGGAATTGCCGCGGCGTAGTTTGGTGCAGATGCGTGACGCCATTCGATACGACTGGAATCACGAAATTGAACCTGTAGCAGACCTGCGTTACTCTATGGTTTTTCGTCGTAGCCAATAAGAGCGTGCATTATGCCTAAACCACGTTGTTTAAATTCAGCATTGAAGAAATACGCGGCGTCTGTTCCGGCTCCGGTAAAACCACCTGCGGCAGAACCGCTGACTAAAACTATTAATCCTGCCTCGATCTCGCCGGCGCACGCACAAGCCGCGAGAACGTCGTGGCCGGGCAAGCAGTTTGCTGACGCAATGGACGATAAGCGTAAAAGTTGGTTTCCAACTGCGGCGGCTAAACCCGCTAGCCCGACAACGCCGATGTTGGGTATGTCTGGCCCGTCGCTCGGTGCGGCTCCCGCTCCCGCAAACAACAGCACGGCACTAGGGCTGTCGACGACGACAACTGGCGGCTCTGCCCCAGCAGGCGCGCGCATGCCTCCCGCCGCAGCCCCGACAAAACCGACACCTGCGGGGGTTACCCCATTTGGGGACGCCATGTCGCCCGCGACGGCGCAATTGTTAAACCGGCAACCTGCGGCGCCACAATCTCCGCCCGCGTCGCAGCCTGCGCCCGCGGCCGCAAACCCCACGACGCCGCTGACATCGGTCCCGCCGCCCACGGCGGCGTCAACCGCAAACGTGGCCGCGTCAGCGCCTGCGCCGTTCAACACGAGTTTGCTAACAACTGGCATGTCGGCCCCAGCAGGCGCACCGCCGACACCCGCTGCCGTCGCCGGCCCTCGTGTCGGCCGGCCGCAATTTCAATATCCCAACGCACGCCGCGCAACACCGGAAGAACAACAGCAAATTGCGCAAGGCAAAGGCGCGTTGCCGGCGCACGGCGTAAATAGATATGGCGTTGATGGGTCTGGGCGCGCAGTCGATGACCGCAATGGCGACGGAATGCCAGATAACAAAGAACCGGGATACGGCGACGTGCTTGATCGCTGGTACAACCCGTGGACGACGCAACAAACAACCGAACGCGGCGAAGAGAGTTTGAAGGGTTGGGGTCAGACAGCGATGGGCATAGGTGCCGGTGCTGCGGCAACCGCGGCTGCCGTGCCTGTAGCCGCCGCGGCTGGTTTGACGGCCGGGGCTGGCGGCGCAATGACCGCTGGCGGTACCGCGGCCACATTAGGTACTGAGGTTGGGTTGCCTGTTGCGCTTGAAGGCGCACGACAAATGGCGGGCGGCACCGAACCCACGGCGCAAAATACGCCTGCCGCGGTGAAACCTGCCGCGATGGATTTAAAGGCGCAAGATGCCCTCGTTGCGGGGATAAAAGACCTCCCGCCGGAACAGCAGCGGGCAAAAGTACAAGAAGGTGTGCAGGCGCACGTGGCGTCGTTACCGCCAGAAGAACAAAAGGGCGTACAAGACGTCGCTACTGGAAATGTCGACACACCCGAGGCAAAACAATTTAACGAAAAAGTTGAAGGGCCTGTTAAAGATCAATACGTGAAAGACGAGTACGCAAAACAAACAGCCAACAATCCAAATACCACGCCGCAACAAGCCGGCGGAATTTTAAACGGTATCATGGAAGGTTGGAACAACATGCCCAATGAAATGAAGTGGATGATGGGCATTGGTTTGGGTGGCGGTCTTCTGGGCATGCTTGGCGGCATGTTCGGTGGTGGCGGGGGCATGGGGATGCTTGGGTTACTTGGCCTTGGCGCTGCTGGTTTGGCGGGTGCCGCCGGCGGCATGTTCGGTCAGGGCGCACAAGACGCGCTTGGCGGCATGGTCGGTCAACTTGGACAAGCCACCGGCATGATTCCGAAAGACATGGACCTGTCAGCGTTGAAGGGCAACGACGCCGTGCAGCGCGCGACAAGTCAGTCTTCTGGTGGCGGAATTTTAGGTGGCATCAAAGCCTATTTCAATCCGAAGGGCGAAGCGGAGAAAGTTAAAGGCCAACTCGGGCAAGCCGACCAGTTGAATCGTTTGATGATGGTGCCCGAAGGCATGCGGCCGGCATTGCTTCGACAAATCAGTCCAAATTCGTCGCCGGAAGAGATTCAACAAATGTTGAACAACGCAAATCAAATGCACTCGGCAATGAATGATTCTAACCATCAATTGGGCCAAAACGTACAGCGCGGCCGACAGTTTGTTCAAGACCCCAGCGCGTATGTGAACAATGCTGCGTCAGAGTATTACAACCCAACAAAGTGGGACGTGATGCCGTGGAACTGGGGCGGAAAAACTAGCGCAGACTACGGCTACGAATTGGCAAATAGTTGGGTTAAAGCAGCCGACGAAAAAGCCACACAAGAATGGATGCGCAAATTTCGTGCGCGCGGTCAAGGCGGACGTTGGGTGAACACGCGTCGCGGTTCTAAGACAGAAAAACGTGTTACGTCGCGTTTACAGCCAGCGCATTAGCCGGTACAGTGATATCTCCCTCAGAGGAGTTGTCACTTGAAACGCGTCTTGTTTTTCATTGAGAACAATTGGGTTTTCGGCAAGATATTTAACGAACTTCTCAAGCACATTTACCCGGAGTACGACTGTGACATATTCGACTGGGGAAAAGTACAAGAGCGAGAAGTTACAGACCGGATGCAGCAAAAGTACGATCTGTTCTTTTCAACCCCCGTGGGATGTTTCTTCTTACACGACACATACGGCATCCCACTTGACCGATGCTATGGTCACGCCCACAGTGACTTTGATATCGTCGACGCCCTCCGACGATTTCCAAAAAATTATTTCGATCGACTACGTGGTTACGCCGTCGTATCCAATCCACTGAGATACGTATCTTTTTCGCACGGCATCCAACGTATTCCCGGCGTGCTTCCTGTCGGCGTTACGTGCGCAAACTATCAGCGCGCAAAGCCAACCCAAATAGCCGCAATTGGTTATTTTGCGCGCATGGCCCGCAAAGACACTGATTTTGATATCAAGCGCGGGCATTTAGCGCAGACTGTTGCAAAAGAAACCAATCTAACGCTTTGGAACCGGGAAACCATACCGTTTTGCGTAGCCGACCGGTTGTATCACGAAGTCGACCTAGTGATGTTTTGTTCACTGGTTGAGGGTAACCCGTATACCGCAATTGAAGCCTGTGCGGCTGGTTTACCTACACTTGGTACACCCGCGGGTATTTTTCCTGACATAGCCGCTATGGGCGCTGGCGTCGCGTTACCCATGGATGAAGCCGGCTTTGTCGCGAGTGCCGTTAAGACTATTAACGTCTTGCGGCATGAGCCAGAACTTTACGCCAAAATGTGTGAAAACGCTGCGGTGGTCGGAAAGACATTTGACTGGTCTGTTATCAAACAAACGTGGGTTGACGAATTTAGACGCCTCACCTAATGTAAGTAGTGCACGGACGCCCCTCGCGAAAGGATTCGCATGGATGACACACTGCTGGAATTAGTGCCGACAAAGAAACAGATAAAAAAAGCCAAAGAACGCGAAAGTGAAATGACTGCGTTGTTTGTCGAACGTTACGGCCGATCGCACCTTAATAATTCGATCCTAGAAGGCGAAGGCATGTTGGCGGGTTTGGTAGGCGAGGAACTATACCGCGACCACTATGGGTTTTTACGGTCTAAAGGCGAGGCGATTTTTCATTACGACGTACTTGATCCCGATCTGCTAGGGCGCATCGAGGTCAAAACCAAACGCTGCACTTCTCCGCCAAAACCGCACTACAACTGCTCGATTGCCGCCAGTAACTGCAACCAGCAGTGTGACTACTACGCATTTGTGCGCGTAATGAAAGATTTTTCGCGGGGGTGGATACTGGGCATGATGCCAAAAGACCAGTTTTTTAACCACAAAGACGTGCAGTTTTTCAACAGAGGCGATAAAGACCCGGCAGGTTTTGCCGGCTGGCGATTCAAATGGGCGTGTTTTAATTTGCCCATCAGCGCACTGCTCCCAGCGCCTCTAGTCACACGCGATTTCGATCAGTATGCTTTGCAGCCGGCCACGCACCCTGACTTCACGCCTGATGTCATTGTTAGCAAAAAGGAACGAAGCAAATGAGTTCAACGACTACGATCGTAGCGAGCGGCGAACTTGGGTTTTCTCCCGCATTGCCGGTTACATTGCCGGCGTTTCTGGAGTTCATGAACAATGACCTTCAGCAAGAGTGGACACACCTGAAATTCTACTTGTACCACTCGGCGGCTGTGACAGGCATCAATGCCGTGTCGTACCGAAAGTTTTTTGAAGAAGCAGCCCAAGGCGAAATGCAGCACGTGCAAGCGTTTATTGACCGGCTGTACGGGTTGAATTTTGCTAATCCAGTGCAATCGTCATCGGCGTTTTCTACGTTCACAAACGCAGAAGACGCCATGGCGCACGCGATTGAACTGGAAATGCATGTCGTCGA